AAGCTTCGGGCTCAAAAAAGCGATAGTGGCCTTCGTATAATCAACAAGCGTTTGCCTGATTGGTTGCGTCGAAAAAAAGTTACCCCCAAACGCTACGCACTTCAAACTGATACGGGATTTTATTACATTGAGCTGGATCGCCATGCGTGAGGTAGATCCTTATTCTAGGAGGGGAAACGGACGATGAATAGCGGTTGTGAATGCAATGATCCATTACGTGAAATTCTCAAAATCTCTAGTCAATTACCGCCGGTTGTTCTTCGAGATATTAACCAAAGGATAGGGGACTGGTTGGCGATGGGCGGACGAAGTACGGATTCTTATATTGTTCAGCAGTTACGTTATGCAAGGCAAACGCTAGAGAGGGTGGCAGAATGAGCAATCAAACGAAATTAAGACGTGGGACTTTTCAACATGTAGAATCTGAGCTTTATTCCTATCATGAGACGAGGAAAGAAATCATTAGATTGAAAAATGAAATTTTGTACGGGTCTACTCCGGCAGATGAAAATGTGGGTGGCAGTAAAAGTAATCTACCGGGTGATCCTACGGGGAAAACAGCAGTCTTATTAACCAGTCACAAAAAACTGGAGCAGTTGCAGGCAATTTCAGATGCAATAGAAACAACTTATAATGCCTTAGACCCAGCGAAACAAAAGCTTGTACGGTTGAGGTACTGGGCTCGACCCCAACTTTTAAACTGGGAAGGTATAGCGAGCCAACTACATGTTAGCCGACGGCAAGCAATGCGCTGGAGGGATGAGATTGTCCGTATGGTAGCCATTAGGTTGGGATGGAGATGACACTATGATGTCACTTTTGGCCTCATAAATCGTGTTATTATGTTAGTGTGATGATTTTGTAGTAAAGGCGTAACTGGCTATGCTTAAGGGTGTACGCGGTTGCGCCTATCTAAATTATCGGAGGTATAAAAAATGAGTAATCCACAAATCGAAAATAATTTTAAATATCATGCGCCAAAAGAAGGGCAGCCGGAAAAATATACTGCTCTTAGAGAAAAGGCTAAAGACCTCGCCTATTTGCTAGATGAGCTTTGCCCGAACAGTAGAGAGAAATCTTTAGCTATTACCAACCTTGAGCAAGCAGTGATGTGGGCGAACGCTGCCATCGCAAGGAATTAAATTATACGGTCAGTCAATGGAGTGGCTTTTTATTTTATGAAGGAGTGGATGAAATATGAATTTCGGACAAGCGCTTGAGGAAGTAAAGAAAGGAAAAGGTATGAGGCTACCACAATGGCGACCTGACGTGGTGATCAAGGCTCAATATCCTGATGAACATAGCAAGATGACGGCACCGTATTTGTACGTTGAGAGTCAATTTGGCAGAGTCCCTTGGAAAGAAACGATGATTGAGTTGTTCTCTGAAGCTTGGGAAGTTGTGACGATTGGGGCTGAGGGAATTGAAAAAGTATCGTAAAAAGCCAGTTGTAGTATCAGCCGAGCAGTGGTGGAAGGTGGGTGATGTCCCAGATGCCCAAATACGGGAACTTGACCCCGATGGGGTTTGCAAGAATATTTGTAAAGTATGTGGAAATTCAGTAGCTTTACATGGGCACTGCAAAACACTTGAAGGTTGGCTTATTGTTTGTCCCGGCGATTACATCATCCAAGGCGTTAAGGGAGAGTATTACCCATGCAAGCCGGATATTTTCACTGAGACTTACGAATCTGTAGAAACATCGGAAAATCAGCTTCCTAAAGGAACTGAAGTAACTAGTTCAGAGGTGGAGATACAATCGACCACAACATTTTGATAAGGAGGTGGACACATGATTGTCTTAGCTTGGATCTTATTAGTGTTATTTTCGCTTAAAGCCATCATAAATGCAGCAGGAGTCATTTGTAGTGAGGGCGTAGAAACAAGGCTAACGCATGCATTAGGTTCTAGCGTAGCTGGGCTAGTTGTATACTTCATGATTGCGTTCTTAAGGATGTAAGGTTTTTACAAAACAACACAATCAAAATATTGGGAGGTGGGGTGAGGTGAAATAGATGGCAAGAGCAAGAAGCCCAAACCGGGAAAAAGCACAGAAAATATGGATAGATAGTGGCGGAACAAAGAAACTGAAAGACATTGCCGAAGAACTTGGTTTAAATGAGTCTCAAGTACGGAAGTGGAAAAGTCTAGATAAATGGGACGATTTAAAAGGTAACGTTCCCTTTACGAATAGTAACGTTACCAATGCAAAAACACCCGGTGCACCAAAAGGAAATAAGAATGCAGTGGGCAATGAAGGTGGAGCACCTAGAGGTAACAGTAACGCCGTAACACATGGTTTCTTTCGCAAATACTTTCCCGAGGAAACGATGGAGATCATGGAGCAAATCTCCGAGCGCTCTCCACTTGACATGCTTTGGGATCAAATTGCCATACAGTATACAGCTATTGTAAGGGCACAACGGATCATGTTCGTAGTGGACAAGGACGACGAAACAAAGGTCCTCAAAAGGCAAAAAACGTCTGATACCATGGCCGAAGTAGAATACGAGATACAACAAGCTTGGGATAAACAAGCTACGTTCTTACAAGCCCAATCTAGGGCTATGTCAACATTACAAAGCATGATTAGGCAATATGAAGACCTCTGTCGCTCCGGGGTGGCTGACGAAGAACAGCAGCTACGTATACAGAAATTAAAAATGGAAATGAAAGAGCTATCGGGTGAGAGTGAAGCTAATGCCCATGAACAAAATAGTGGATATGAGGCAGCTTTAAATGCACAGGCGGTAGATGTGTTTGCTGATGAGGTGGAACATGGCGAAGAAGCGTAAACGCATCACATCATTCAAGTTCAAACCATTTAGCCTAAAGCAGAAGAAGCTTCTCATGTGGTGGACAGATAACAGTATCCACCGTAATAAAGATATTGTCATTGCCGAAGGTGCTATCCGTTCAGGAAAGACAGTGGCAATGATTGATTCTTTTTTAACCTGGTCACTCAGTAAACATCGAAACCAGAACTTTATTGTCGCTGGGAAATCAATGGGGGCTCTTAAGCGTAACGTCCTAGAACCGATGTTTAAGATTTTGGCTGCTAAAGGGATGGACTACCATTACCACAGATCAGAAAACCCACATATCATAATAGGCACAAATACCTATTACCTTTTTGGTGCTGCGAATGACTCCAGTCAGGATGTATTGCAGGGTTTAACGGCAGCCGGGTTATATTTGGATGAGGTTGCTTTATTTCCGAAATCTTTTGTAGAACAAGCAATTGGACGGTGTTCAGCGGAAACAGATGGAAACGGCGCAAAGATGTTTTTCAATTGTAACCCTGCAGGTCCTTATCACTGGTTCAAAACGGAATATATAGACAAGGCTAAAGAAAAGAATATCCTTATCCTTCATTTCACAATGGACGATAACCTGAGTCTTTCCGAGAAAGTGAAAGAAAGATTCCGTCGGATGTTTACAGGTGTTTTCTATAAGCGGTATATCCTTGGTTTGTGGGTTATGGCAGAGGGCATAATATATGACATGTTTTCCGAACGCCATCGGGTAAAGGCACCTCCGATAAAAAAATGCAGTCGTTTCTATGTGTCAATCGACTACGGCACACAAAACCCGACTGTTTTTTTATTGTGGGGACAATATCAAAATAAATGGTATTGTCTGAAAGAATACTATTACGATGGACGAAAATCGGAAAAACAAAAAACAGATCGACAGTATTATGATGATTTGGTGCAGTTTATTGGTGATCTGCAAATATCTAGTATTATAATTGATCCTTCCGCTGCAAGTTTCATAACAACGATACAGGAAAATGACAGATTCAGGGTTTTGAAGGCGAAAAATGATGTGTTAGAGGGGATTAGGAATACAGCTACGTGCCTGTCTAATGATTTAATTCTTTTTGATGACAGTTGTATAAATTGCTTTAAAGAATTTAATACGTACAGCTGGGATCCCAAAGCAACACAACGGGGCCAAGATGCTCCGCTTAAAGAAAATGACCACTGTATGGATGCCATTAGGTACTTTGTAAATACGATCATCCTAGGCAAGTCAGAAGTGAAAGTAAACCTGATGAAAGGAGGTCTATAGGTGGATGCATCGAATGTGTTTATTTTTCCGAGAGAAAAAGACATAACCGGGGAAGTTGTTTCTGATTTTATCTCGAAACACCAAGGTAAATTATCACGATATAAACGTTTAATGGGTATGTACAAGGGTCTACATGAGATACTAAGCCAGAAGAAAAAAGAAGCATTCAAGCCAGATAACCGTTTGGTAGTCAACTTTGCCAAATACATTGTTGACACGCTGAACGGTTATTTTATTGGGAAGCCAATTAGAATAACTCATCAAAATACGGAAATCTCTGATAGAGTGAATGATCTTTTAAAAAGAAATGACCAGGACGACAATAACAGCGAACTGTCGAAGCTTTGCAGCATATATGGTCATGCCTATGAATTTTTGTACCAAGACGAACAGGCCGAAACGTGTATAACGTATAACGGACCGCTTGACATGTTCCTGGTGTATGACGACACGATAGCCCAAAAACCACTATTTGGTGTCTACTACAAAAAAACAGAAGATGGTTATTCAGGGTCTGTTTATACGGCAGAACAGGAATATGTAATTGTGCAATCGGATGATGGTATTACATTACAAAATGGCAAACCAAATGTCTATGGGGATGTCCCCATCATTGAATACATCGAGAATGAGGAAAGGCAATCTGCATTTGAAAATGTAGAAACACTGATTAATGCTTACAACAAGGCCGTGAGTGAGAAAGCGAACGATGTGGACTATTTTGCTGACGCTTATATGAAGATATTGGGTGCAGAAATAAAGCAAGAGTCGCTACGGTCGATACGAGATAACCGAATCATTAACTTATTTGGTCGTGATGTAGACGCTACAAAAATTATTGTGGAATTTATGGAGAAACCATCCGCAAATGAAACCCAAGAAAATCTTATTGATCGGCTTGAGCGCCTTATCTATCAAATGAGCATGGTATCAAATATTAATGATGAAGACTTTGGCAATGCATCCGGGGTCTCGTTGGCATTCAAATTACAATCTATGGAAAATCTCGCATTAATGAAGGAGCGAAAGTTTACAAGTGCGATGAACAAACGTTTCTCCATGATCTTTGCGCTACCTACAAATATCAGTCCTGCTGATAAAGATGAGTGGCGCAATTTAGAATATATCATTACCCGGAATATCCCACATAACACAAAAGAGGAAGCTGAGACTGTTTCCCTGCTGGAGGGAATCATCTCCAAAGAAGATCAATTAAAATTACTGTCAAGCATCAGCAATGTTAAAGAAGCCATTGAAAGGCTCAAAAAAGAGAGAGAAGAATCAAGCAGCTACCCAGACGAGTTTGGGGGTGGCATAGATGGAGAACAAGGAATACTGGGAGAAACGGCAGATAGCACTGTGGAAGCAAGTGGAGAAGAAAGAGAAACGAACGCTGGAAAAGTTGGTTAAAGACTATATCAGAATGGGCAAGCAGTTGGAAAAAGAAATTGCTTACTATTATCAGCGGTACGGTCTGGATAATGTGTTGGAATACCGGAAGATGGTACAAAGTCTGTCCAATAGTGAGAGAGAGATGCTATTTCGGAATTTTGATAAGTTCGCAGTAAACCACCCAGAATATGCGTATCTCCAACCTATTAGGGAGAGCATATACAAGCTAAACCGTCTGGAAGGTTTGCAATTGGCAATCTATTTAAAACAAGCTGAACTAGGGGTTATAGAGCAGCAACTTATAGAAGAGCTTTTAAGTCAAGTCTATAAGACCGGGTATATGTCAACGCTAAAGTATCTCCCAAACGTTCCGGTGTTGTTTGGCATAAGTGATGAGATACTAAGGCAAACAATTTATCAAAAATGGGTAAACGGTGAGAATTTTAGTGATCGAATATGGTTTAACAAAAGGAAACTGATCAATTTTATTCGGAATTACATGAGGGATGCTCTTATAAGGGGGGATAGTTACGCAAAGATAATAAAAATGCTACGGGGTAGATTGCAAGTTTCCATGTCCGATGCAAAGAGGCTGATTACCACCGAGAGCGCATTTGTTCTAAATCAGGCTAATAGGCAAGCCTTTATTGATGCCGGTATTAAAAAGTATCAGATAACGGCTGTTTTGGATAATAAAACATCCAAAACATGCCGTGGGTTGAATGGGGAGACATTTGAGTATGGAAAGGATATTGTGGGGGTCACCTACCCACCTTTTCATAGTTATTGCCGTACAACGGTTATACCCATTGAAAATTAGACACTCGTCCAAAACATGCTGATGACGTTAAAAGCTGCAAGGTGAGCAGACAAACAAGTCTATAAAAAGGAGCTAGATATATGATGGAAAACCAAGATAATCAGGAAATTATAGATCAAGGTACAGAAACAACAAAAGAAAACAAGGAGCAAAATAAAGAACAAGTCAAAGAAGAAAAAGGGAAAGTAACTTTCACACCTGAGCAGCAGGCCGCAATTGAGGAGATGTTTTCCGCCAGGTTTGCTCGGGAGAAAAAGAAATCCGAAGCTGAGAAAGAGGAAGCCGCTAAACTGGCTGAGATGAACGCCCAGCAGAAAGCGGAATATGAACGGGATCAATTGCAAAAACAGCTTGAAGAATTACTGAAAAAAGACCGCTTCAACGAGATGAGTAAAGAAGCCAACAAAATGCTAAAAGAAAGCGGTATTGTTGCAGATGATCAAGTCCTTGGTTTCGTTGTGAAAGATACCGCAGAGGCTACACAGGAATCCGTGAAAGCTTTTGTCGATTTAGTAAATGCAAAGGCCGAAGAAATCACAAAACAAAAGCTGTCTGGGACGGCTCCACGGGTTCAGACAAGTACATCAAACGCTATGACGAAATCTGAAATTATGCAGATCAAGGACGCGGCCAAACGGCAAAAAGCAATGGCGGAAAATATCCATTTATTTCAATAGGAGGTATGACAAATGGCAGAAAACGGACTAATTACATCTACAGATTTAGGTAACATAAAATCAATTGATTTTGTAAATCGATACAGTTACAGTATCCAAGGACTTTTGGACGTACTTGGAGTTACAAGGAGGTTGCCACTTTCGCAGGATGTTAAAATTAAAACCTACAAATGGTCGGTTACAAAACCAGCTAAGCAAGTAGAGGAGGGAGAAACCATTCCCTTAACTAAAGTTGAAAAGAAGGAAGACAAAGAATATACCGTTCCTTTTAACAAATACCGTAAAGTAACGACAGCTGAAGCCATTCGCCGCTACGGACATGACCTGGCTGTCAATGAAACAGATGATAAAATGTTGCAAGACATTCAAGAAGATATCAAGAGGACATTCTTTACTTTTTTATCTACTGCACCAACAAAACAACAGGTAGAAGGGTTTCAAAAGGCATTGTCCCTCGGATGGGCGAAAACAAAAACATTTTTCCCTGGAAACCCTCAAATCGTCTCATTTGTAAGTGCCATGGATGTAGCGAAATACTTAGGTGATGCTCCTATTTCTTCAGGTGCTTCTACAGATTACGGGTTTACATTGCTCACGGGGTTTCTCAATCAAAAGGTTTTTGTTTTCGACGACATCCCAGAAGGCAAAGTATACTCTACCGCGATCGAAAATATTGTATTTGCAAATCAACAGGTGAGTGGTAACGATCTGGCAAAAGCGTTTAACCTTACTGTAGATCAGTCTAATTTGATCGGTGTAACGCACTCTGTAATTACAAGCAATGCGACGATTGAAACCCTTGCTTTCCAAGGATCGACTCTGTTCGCTGAAATTTCAAATGGTGTCGTTGAGACTACAATCACAGAGCCGACACCAGAAGAACCTGAAACACCTGAAACGAAGAGTTAATCATGATACAGGACAGGGTAAAGGTCAGAATCCCGGAAATAACGGACGATCTGTTAGGCGAGTTAGAGACAACGGCAAAAGACAGGATCAAGCTCAGATTGGGACTGAATGAATATCCAGAAGAGCTTGATTCCATCACGGTCGAAGTCATTTGTGCCATGTATAACCGCTCATATCACGAAGGGATAAAATCGGAAACGGTCGATACGTTTAGCTCGTCCTTCGTAGATGATATCTTAGCGGAATATGACGAAGACTTCCGAAAATATCTTCTGAACAAAGAAAAAGAAAATAATAATAATAGGGGAGTGGTGAGATTGATATGAAATTCTCGCCACTCTTTTTATATGCCTATGTCGAAACCGGAAAAGATAGGTTGGGAAACCCGATAAAGGAGAAAAAACTGATCCGTAAATCTAGTGGACGCCTATCCAACTGGACGGCAGAGGACATAGCAGCAGATGTGCGAAATTTGACCAAGACTACCAGGAAGATAGTCACAAGGGCGCCGCTGGAGGATTGTAAAAAGTCGGAGCTAGTGGCGTTGGAAGGGACCGAATATAAAATTGTTGAACCCAAAAATTACGGGCGTTGGAGACTTTTGATAGTGAAGGCTTACGGGACGTGATAAAAATGCGCATTGAATTTCAAGGGGTGGAAGCGTTGGAAACGGCTCTTCGCCGCAAAAGTGAAACAGATTTCTTGGCAGTTGGTAGGAAGAACATTCGGGATATTTACGCACGGTCTCAACAAGCAGGAGGTACGCCTGTGGATACGAGCGAACTACGAATGTCAGCCAGATACACCGGGGATGAAATGGGTTATGTGAAAGAATACGCTCCCCATGTGGAATATGGTCACCGAACCGTTAGTGGCGGTTTTGTCCCAGGGCAATATTACCTCAAGCGGAACGTAGACACCCAGCGCCCTATATACAAGGAAGACCTCAGATCCAAACTAAGGGAGTGATGGAGTGTTACAGAAACTCAGTTTTGTAGAGGTATTATCCGCCGTACAAAAAAAAGTAGAAGAAAATACAGGGCTTCGGTGTTACGACTCTATTCCGAATAATGAACCTGTACCTTTTTACTTTGTTGAAATAGTTGGGCAAACGCCGGAGCCATCAAAGACAATGTGGAAAGAAAAATACCAGATATTCATCCATGCGTTCGCGGATGGACGAAACGGCTCTGTACCTATATTTGACTTGATACAGAAACTAGAAGAAGCCCTGACAGAAAGAATCAGAATCCCAGAGCCGTTTGATTTGCTCATGCAAACTCCAACCGGAGTACAAAGAATTTTAATAGAAGAAGATGGAACAAAGCATGCCATAATGGGCTATGATATTGTGATCTGTTACGGCTTTAAAGTTAAGATTTAAAGGAGGTTATAAGATGGCATTTGAAGACAATCTATATTGCGATTTTTCCGGTACTGCAACAAAAGCTATTGCAGGAAAAGATATCCTATTAGCCATTTTTGATAAAACGGGAACAAAACTATTGGCGATTGCCGGACAGAAAGGTCTGAAAATCAACAGGTCTAAAGACTCTATCGAGATCACATCCAAAGATACTAAAGGCGGATGGAAATCAAAAATCGGTGGCATGAAAGAATGGAGTGTTGACAATGACGGGCTTTACGTGATGAATGACGAATCCCATAAAGCATTAGGGGAGTATTTCGAGGGGGATGATCCTGTATGCATCAAAATAGTGAACCAAAGAGATCAAAAAGGCATGTTCGGCGGTCTAGCCATCGTCACAGATTATTCGTTTGAGGCTCCTTTTGACGATGCTATGACATATAGCATCAAGCTGGATGGCATGGGCGCATTGGTGGATCTAACTCTCAACGACAAAGCTAATCAGATGCCCGGGGAAACACCTACCGGAGAAAATAAAGGAGCTGGTGAATAATGATGTTTGAAATTCAAGGGACAGGATACACATTAAAGTTTAATAAGCAGAGAATCAAAACAGTAGAGTTGATGACTAAAAGGTCCGTAATGGCGGAAATCTCAAATAACAATGGCGTGCTATCTATGCAAACACTGGAAGCTTTATTTGCCATCGGCCTCGTAGAAGAGAAAACAAACGTTGCTGTAAAACAGAGTAAAGCAGTGGAGATCTTTGATAAAGTGATGGAAGAAAACGGATTGCTAACTTTGAACAACGCAGTAATTGAAAAACTGCAAGAGGATTTGGGGTTTATGTTCCAGTAAATCTCATCGAATTTGACTATTTCAGCAACACCGAAACCGACGAAGATCCTGAAGAAAGTGAAGACGAAGAAGCCAGTTTGTACTCGTATGAGCGAGAACTGGCTTTTTTTGTTGTCAATTTCCACATGAGCAAACGGGACTTTGACGAATTGACGGAAAAGGAAAAACTTTTCATTCGAAAAGAATGGGAAAACAAGGTCATCTTCGAATCCACGATGACCCGGAACGCGGCCCTAAACGCAATCGCAAATGCAAACCGGAAGAAGAATTCCCGCTTCATAGAGCTTCACAAGAAGAAACGGGAAAGGGCAAACAAGGAATTTAACACAGCAGCAATTGTGGTCATCACACAAACGGAAGAAAGAGAGGGCAAAGGATGGGTTGACGAGATATACAAAGCCAACGGCCTTAGACGCCAAGAATAGGGCGGGAAAGGAGGCCATATATGGCGGATTATACGTTATCTGCAAAAGTAACAGCGGATTCTAGTGGTTTTACAAAATCTTTTCAGAGTGCTGGGGAAGCTATAGACAGTGTAAAAAAGAAAGTGTCATCTGTAGGGGACATTGCTAAAGACATTGGTAGCAAAATTTCCGGGATCGGGAAAACTGCCACTGTAGCAACGGCCCCTATTGCTGCTTTAACGGGGTCTCTGGTCAAGACCGGGGTCGCGTATAAAGCCTTTAAACAAGAATCATTACAGGCGTTTTCCGTATTGCTCGGAAGCGCAGAAGCTGCACAAGCTCACATGCAAAAGATCATGGCCTTTGCAAAAACCACTCCTTTTGCATTCCCGGATTTGGTAACTGCAAACCGGAAACTTGTTGCGTTTGGTATGCAAGCTGAGAAAACCCAACCTGTCATGGAAGCAATCGCAAATGCTACTGCCGCTATGGGTGGAAATGGTGTCCAAATACAAGAACTGGCGGACGTATTCGCAAAAATCCAATCAAACGGGAAGATAACCGGGGAAGAGTTGAACAGGCTCTCAGATAAAGGTATTAATGCTCTGGCGATTTTGGCAAACAAAGCCGGGATTTCCATGGATGACATGCGGAAGAAAATCAGTGATGGTGGGGTAAAATCTAAAGAAGCCATTGATTCCCTTGTTGACGGGATTATGAACGGTACGAACGGGATAGCTGGACAGACCGCCAAAATGGGTGGAATGTTGAATGCTCTGAAAGGTACTTGGGGCGGAGCTGTGGATTCTATGAAAGGAGCCTGGAGGCGTCTAGGAGATGAGGTTGTAAGTGATGACACATTCGGTAAGATGACCGAAGGTGTGAACAAGGTAACTGCGGTGATCGGGAAACTGCCAGCCATCGTAAAACCCCTTGCTGACCAAGTTGGGGCGGCGTTTATAAAAGTTGTTGATGTTGTAGATGGCGTAGTAAATGCATTCCTAAACCTGCCCCCATCGGCACAACAGATAGCCGTATCTGTTATGGCGGCGGCTGTTGCAGCAGGCCCGCTCTTGATTGTGTTCGGGAAATTGATAGGTATAGTTGGCACATCTATAAAGGCTTTCAGTTTCTTACTCAATCCGGTGAGTTTAGTTATCGCGGCAATTGTCGGCTTAGGGTTGGCTTTTAAAACGCTGATGGATAGAAGTGAAACCTTTAGAAATACGGTTAATTCTCTATTACTACCTGTGGTAACAAGAGCAAAGGCCGTATTTGAAGAATTCCAACCTATCATAAATAATTTTGGGAAAGTCATGAATACAACCGGAGGTATCGTAAAATCCTTCTTTACTGATTTTTCAAGGGTCGCGGAACTCAATGGAGTTCTTCATGCTATCCTCCCTCAAGGCCAGGCAGATGCGATTTTTAACGGTTTGATGAGGATTTTACATCCTATCGCTGATTTAAAAGCCGGGTTTCAAGGTGTGGCTGCTGTTGCAAAAGGAAACATAAACACATTTGAGGATCTAAATGATTCGTTAGACGGGGCTTTTGGGGATGTTGGGGTACGCAGAATTCTAGCTATGGGGCAGGCTTTCGGAACAGTTAGGGAGAAAGCCGTATCTGTGGCACAAACAGTTGGTCCAGCGATCGGCAAAGCTTTTTCAAGCTTAGGTCCAATAATGTCGTCTGCACTAGGTAATGCGATCCCTACAATGTCAAATATGTTCAACGTTTTAATTGATGTCATAGCCAGTGTTATTTCCGTTATATCGAGTTTTGTAACAAGCGTGGTAAATGGTTTTAAAACCGCTGGTGTGAGTGGTGGCGCCATGATAACCACCTTGGGGTCAATTATTTTAGGCATAAACCCAGTACTCCGAATTGTTATTTCTATGTTTTCTCAATTCGGACCACAGATATCTACGATATTCGGGCAACTGGTAACTTCTATTGTCCCATTGGTCACAACAATAGGAACGGCAATAGGTCAATTAGCTGCAGCGGTAATTCCGATTTTAATCCAGGCGTTTGCTACAATCATTCCGGTCATAGCGCAAGTAGCGAGTACGTTTTTAACGATCATAAGCAGCGTGTTACCGGTACTCATTTCGCTAATTATGCAACTGGTTCCAGTGATTATGCAGCTTGTTACTATGTTTGCCAGTTTACTCGTACAAATCATGCCACTCGTTGCGACTTTAGTTAGCGCCTTACTACCTGTGATAACGACAATCATACAGGTTGTGATGAACCTGGTGACGGTTCTTATGCCGTCTATTATTGCGATTATCCAGGTGATTATGACCGTCATTCAGGCACTACTTCCTGTTATTATGTCTATTCTTACGGTAGTCATAGAGGTGGTCTCTTCTGTGATAGCGGCGATTTCTCCGATCGTTGCCATCGTCGGTGGGATCATAAATGCTATTATGGCTATTATTGCTCCGATCATTACGTTTATTGCTAGCGTCATATCCAACATTTTCAGTGTTATTTCGCCAATAGTTGCTTTTGTTAGTGGAATTTTTAGTACTGTGTTCAGCATTGTATCTGGAATTTGGAGAAATATAGCTTCTTTCATAGGTGTGTCAATAAATGGGATTGGTACAGTTATCAGTACACTCAGTAGTGTAGTGAGTGGCGTTTTTAACGGTATCAGTAGTATTGTGCGCTCAGTTATGAGTGTAGTAGGTAGCGTAATAACTGGAGTTTTTGGCGGAATACAGGCAGCCTGGTCTGGCCTGACTGGCTTTGTAAGTGGAGTTTTTGGTGGAATTTCTAGCGCAGTGCAATCTTTGGTTGCATCAGTGAGAGGGTTTGTAAATGGCGTAATTGGGGGAATAAACTCCGCGATCGGAGTCATAAACCTAATTCCTGGGGTAAGCATATCAGCTATTCCGCAGCTGCAGTCTGGTACAACCTCATTTAGAGGCGGATTTGCAAGGATGAATGAAGGTGGACGAGGTGAGCTGGCATTACTTCCTTCCGGGACCCAAGTAATCCCGCATGATGTAAGTATGAAATATGCGAAAGAAAGCGCTCGAGCTAATGCTTATCAGGGAAACTATGAGGGGCAAACAACTGTAGACCTATCATCTATTGAAGAGTGGTTGAGACGGTTATACCAAAAAGACCCATCCATAAGTATCGACGGTCAAAAATTTGCCGAGATCACTCATAAACATTATGACAAAGTATCCGGCAGTCAGACTGAACTAACAGAAAGGTGGACGTGATCATGAGAAAAGAAGGTATACAATTTAACAACATTCACACGTCCGAATACAACCTATCGTTGATTAGCCGTGAGGGTAACCCACCAGAAAAAAAGAGAGTAACTGAATCTGTTCCATATATGCAAGGGGAATATGATTTTTCCTGGATGGTTGGGTATATTCCTTTTGAAAATCGGACGCTGGTGTATAACTTTCTGCTGGTTAATTATAAATACGAAGATAGAAAAGTCCTGGAAACTGCATTATCCAACTGGTCGCTGGGGGCAAAACGTCAAAAACTGGTTGATGATGCGGTTCCAGGATATTATTTTTTGGCGGAATGCGTGAAATTTGAATTTGTAGACACATATCACGGGATGGAAGTCAAACTTACATTTGACACATATCCTTTCAAAATTGCGGAGATGGAGGAAGGTAACGATTTATGGGACCCGTTCAATTTTGAACTGGACGTTGCCCAAACAACTTCATTTGATGTGAATGGATCTGTAAAGGCAATTTTGTATAATCCCGGAGCAAATAACTTAAACCCAAAAATAAAGACCTCTGCTCCAATGAAAATCATGAAAGACGGGATCACGTATGATGTGCCCGAAGGAGAGTCAAGTTCATCGGATTTTATTCTTACGATCGGCGAAAATGGCCTGACTATTGAGGGTAAAGGAACTGTCTCATTCCATTTTTATAAGGAGTTGGTCTGATGTATAAAGTCAGCTTGATAAACGATGGACTAGAGACAGTCATACACAGTCCACATGTGGATGATTTGAAGCTTTCTAGTGGGATGATCAATCTTGGATTGAACCAAATTGATAGCTTCACTTTTTCTATTAACTTGGGAAATCCTGGATATGGGAAAATTAAGCCGCTCAGGACTCTGGTAAAAGTAAAGGATACGAAAAGAAACAAGATAATTTTTGATGGTCGGGTCCTCAAGCCTCAATCCAGCATGTCAGATTCAGGTATGTTTTCAGGTGCGTATATTTGTGAATCCAAAATGGGTTATTTGCAGGACTCAGCCCAACGCCATGCGGAAATTCATGACACCAGCATAAGGGATTTCTTTCAGATTATGATAAATAATCATAACCGGAGCGTAGAGCCTTATAAGCGTTTCCAGGTAGGAGAGGTAACGGTCATAAATACCACGGATAACGTATATCGGTATCTCTCATATGACCGTACTTTCCCAACCATAAAAGATAAATTGATTGACCGGGAAGGCGGATACCTACGCATACGGGAAGACGGCGGAACGACCTATATAGATTACCTGGCTGAGATCGGAGAGGTTAAAGCAACTCAAATCCGAATTGCCAAAAATCTAAAAAGCATAAGTAAAGAAGTAAACCCAACAGAGGTCATAACCCGCCTGGTGCCGCTGGGTGAGACCATCCAGAGCGAGGATGAAACTGCAACAGATGCTTCTCCGCCGCGTTTAACAATTGCTGAGGTTAACGGTGGTATTGATTATTTGGACGATCCGGAAATGCAAAAAGAATTCGGAATTATAGAGGGTTCGGTGACCTGGGATAACGTCACTGAGCCTTCTGTTCTGCTCTCCAAAGGACGCGATTACCTAAAGAATCAAAAGGCAGCCAGAGTGACCTACACTATTAGCGCCTACGATCTATCCCTAATTGGGTTAGATGTAAATAGTTTTGAAGTGGGTAACTGGCATCCAGTAGTTAATCCTGTATTGGGCATCATCGATGAACCGCTACAAATAATAGAAAAACAAATTGATATCAATAGTCCTCAAAATGCCGCTCTAACTATTGGGCAAAAATATAGGACATTGAGCCAGTACCAGGCGGAGACAAACAAGGCAAGGAAAAGCGTTGTTAATCTTCGGGATACGATAGCTTCACAAACGGAAAAGGTAATAGCCTTGAACGAATCGCTTTCAGCGGCACAGAAGACCATTAAGGAGTTACAACAAACCGTTAATAATGCTGATTTGGGCAATTTGCAACCCACGCTGGACGCTATTAATACACAATTAGGAAAACTGGCGGAAAAGATAAATGCCATTGGGGCGGAGATTCCGGCCGACCTAGCGGCAAATCTGAAACAAATCCAGAGTAATCTAACAACCTTAAAAACTTTTAAAAAGAATCAGGATTTGTTAAATGCCGATTTTGAAAATAGGCTTACTAAGTTAGAGGGAGGTAAATAATGGCGGATATAAGTAAATATTTGAAGCAAATCCGGACCGCTATATATGGAAGGGAAGTACGCTCCAGTATCGCGGATGGTATAGAGGCGGTAAACACTGCACAGGAAACCTTGGATCAAAAGTTTGATGATCAAATTGCAAATATGACGCCCCCAAATAATCCATCTCTCGCGGAAGTAGTAGACGCGAGAACATCCGGGGTTACTGGGAATAAATACGTTACATTGGGGAAAAGGCTTGATTCAGGGGAAATTGAATCCAGGACGTATACAGACGAGAAGATAAGCGAACTGGTTCTTGGGGAGGTTCGGTCCGTAAACGGAAAGACGGGAAATGTGGTGCTTACCGCTTCCGATGTTGAAGCGGTGACATACCTTGAGATGCGAGAAGAACTAAGGAAGTATGCGCTTCTGGGAGAGCCCGGGGGACAATACACGCCTGATCTACTAAACGGCTGGTACGTACAAGCAGGCGAAGTTAAAGGGGTTTGTTATTACAAGGACCAATTCGGTTACGTGCACATCTACGGCGCCGCAGAGGGTGGGAAAACGGACTTTGGGACAGTGCTTTTTAACCTTCCTGCCGGGTTTCGCCCGTCTGGCATTGTCCGCATAGGCTGCGTGATGATAAATTGGGAGGGTTACGCAAGGTCTATTCAATTTCTCGGGGTTTACCCCAGCGGGGAAGTATTGATAGAAAGTAATGGGTTACCTGGAAAGGTAACATTTTGCATATTCCCAAGTACATTCTATTGCCAGAGATGAGAGGTGAAATCATGGAACTTATACAGGCTACAAGAGTCACAAAAGACGGAAAATACAAAGAAGCACTGGCTTTATACCCGAGGGGGGACAAGTTTTTTAATCTACTTGGGCAAGAGGTTACAATGGACGAAACTGTCGTATTTGTCCCCTTGCCTAAAGGTATCTATACTCCTATTTGGAATTTTGGGAAAAGGTTTGGGAAGAAGGATTAAGCCCTAAGGAAATAGAGGATATTAAGAATCGCCCAGATCCCCCCAGACCCGCTTAAAATAATGGCGGAAGAGGTAAAAGCCTTGCAAGAGGCTCTTAACTATCTGTTGCTAGGAGGTGAGAAGGATTGAGGAGCCCGCTGTATAATCATTTTTACTATTGTTGGCGAAATGAAACAGTCACATTGGATCAGTTGGGGAGGGCGGTAGAAAAGGAATTTATCACAGGAAAAGAAAAGGAAGAGATAACCAAAACAGAACTGAAGAAAGAAATGTCAATCGACGCCGATAAGTAGGCGTTATTTTTATGCTCAAAAACAGGAGGATCGTATGGAGCAATTAGGAAAATGGGCTGTGGCGGCAGGGGGTGCAAGCGTTTCGTATTTTTTCGGTGGGTGGGGGGCCGCGCTGGATATATTGCTGCTAGTGGTCATCATTGATTACCTTACGGGAATGGTAGCCGGCTTTATTGAAGGAGGATTGAAAAGCAAAGTGGGATTTGTGGGGATTGCCCGGAAGGTCGGTATCTTTGTGGTTGTTGTTATTGCACACAAAGTTGATGCCTTGCTTGGACAGTCCCACTTCCTCCGTGATACGGCTGTAATTTTTTATATAGTAAACGAGCTATTAAGCATACTAGAAAACTGCGGCCGTGTTGGTGTTCCTATCCCGCCTGCCCTTCGCGAAGCTATCCAAGTGCTGAAAAAGAAATCGGAACAGAAGGAAGAACGAAAATGACAATTACAATTTCATTGATAGATAAAAATATATATGCTCTTTTAGAAATATTTAAATCTATACTTTGATTGTAATTGAAAGGAGGATTGATTTTTACAATGATGGAAATCAGAAAAATGTTAGTAGACCCAAGTAAATATGGCATTAAATGTCCGAATAAAATGGCACCGAAATATATCACCTATCATAATACGGCTAATGATGCTCCTGCAGAAAATGAGATTCGCTATATGATTGGAAACAATAACGAGGTTTCGTTCCACGTTGCTGTGGACGATAAAGAAGCTGTTCAGGGCATTCCTTTTGATCGAAATGCCTGGCATTGCGGAGACGGGAACAGAACAGGAAATCGTCAGTCCATCGGCGTAGAGATTTGCTATTCCAAGTCCGGCGGCAGCCGATATTACAAAGCAGAAGACCATGCGGCTATTATCATTGCCCAGCTTATGAAACAGTTTTGTATTCCTATTGGAAATGTGGTTCCGCACCAGCACTGGAGTGGTAAATACTGTCCGCACAGAATGTTAGATGAGGGAAGAATACCAAGCTTTATAGAGCGAATTAAACAAGCATACGAAGGAGAGGAAGACGACATGAATAGAACATTACAACTGGAAGACTGGCAATGGAAACAGCTCTATGACAACATGGGGAAAGCCTGGAATGCAGGGAAATTTACTGATTGGTGTTGGATGGTCAAGATTGAAAACCATACCCTTACCGTTGATGAGCTGGCATGGCTGAACAACCACATTTTGGCGAGTAGCCT